AACTCACGACGCTTGGCCATTTCCATGGTGCAGACATTAACACCATTCCCACCCCACTGTTTCTCACCAAAATCCGCATCGACAAGAAGATTGAAGATCATAATTCGATTATCGCGGGCATAAACCCAACGATCTTGAGAAGGAGCATCGAGTCCAATAGCACCCAACATCCAAACCAAAAAGTTCGTGTAGTTGGACACAGCATTTCGAGGAACAATGTGGACAGGAATGCAAGCACGAAAAGCAGCTTCAGAACCCTTGTGTGAATGAGAAGACGCAAGAAGGGAAGGAAAACTACGAAGTGTGCAATGAGGAGGACGACGAGCAGGTGTAGAAGGGTGAATACGACGAGTTTTCATCTGAGAAACAAGCTCAGATTTAGCCTCGTAAGCCTCCGCAGCCTCCTCAAGAGTGGGAACCAAAGGGGGAGGATCGAGCATCTTAGCCTCCATACGCTCCCGATAAGCTGCAAGAATTTTAGGAACTGAAGAGGTAGAATCGGCGTGAAGCGCACGATTCAAAACAATCTGGGCACGAATCCGATCACACAATTGAAAGAAGGTCCAAGGGGCACGAAGCCGAGAAGCCTTCCCTTTGGCATCAACAGAGAAGGGATAGAACCGGATAAAACCAAGCTGAGTGCGATGCTCTGAAGGAAGCTGAGCAAGCTTGCCAGCATCAAGGCGACCATCAGTGGCAACCTCATTGGAGAGAACCATCTCAACAGCAATGAAACGCCGACGAAAAGCAGCATTGTTGATACCCTCAATATCAGAACGAAAATCAGCATTGGTAGTCACCGTGACCATCTTTGGAAGATACTCCTCACCCTTGTTATCGAAAGCAAGGTTAGGACGAAAGTCATTAGGACCACAAATGCGGATAATATCAGAGGCATCATCACGCGCACGACGTGAATCACCTTGACGGAAATCCTCATAGTTGATAGCCACATGATTGACTGGGTCAAGGCCAGAGTAAAAAGGGTCACCAGGATTGCGTGTATAAACCTTCCCACCAGTCACATCCGTATCAAGGACACAAAAGGTCAGAAGCTCAACAATCCATGATTTGCCAATACCAGGAGCACCAAACATGTAAACCGCTGGGGGAGAGGGCTCAGAGTTAGTAGAATTGGCATTTTTGATGGCAAGATGAATCTCTTTAGCCTCCCGCAAAATAGAAAGCGCCGCATGCTGTGAAGCAGATTGAGCAGTAACCATGTCAGACCAAACGTTGGCATTGACATAGTCAAAAGATCGAAGAAAATCAACACGCAACTCCTTGGCCATAGCAGGACCCTTGGGAGTCAAAGTTGCAAGAACAGTG